TAAACGACCGCCGCCGCAACGCGCAGACGGGCGAGTGGGAGGACTATCCCAACTTCGTCGACTGCACCATGTTCGGCAACCGCGCCGAGGCCGTTGGCCGTTTCCTCGCCAAGGGGATGAAGGTCGCGATCGAGGGCAAGCTGCGCTACAGCTCCTGGGAGCGCGACGGCCAGAAGCGCTCGAAGCTCGAGGTGATAGTCGACGAGATCGAGCTCATGGTGCGCCGTGAGTGGCAGACGCAGGCCCAGCCGCAGCAGAGCCTCGCGGACACGGTGCCCGCGCAGCCTCAGGCGCAGGCCGCGCCGCAGTGGAGCGCCCAGCAGGCCTACGCCGCGGTCCCGCAGTCCGAGTTCTACGACGAGGACGTGCCGTTCTGATGAGGCGCGTACCCGACATCATCCGCGACCACTGGGAGGCGGCCCTGTTCGCCGCCTCCTTCTCCGCGGGTTTCCTGTTCTTCTCTTCGCTTCTCTGGGGGTGGTTCTGATGGCCAATGACTTCACGGTTTTCGCCAGCTCGATAGCCGAGCTCTACGACGATTACGATCCGAACGACCCCGAGGACATGAGGGAGCGCATGATGCTCGCGGACGCGGTGCTCATGTACGGCCTCCACGGGGTCGAGATCGAGCTGCCCAAGAGCGTCAAAAGGGCCTTCAAGGGACTCAAGAACGCCATCGACAACTCCAAGAACAAGCGCGAGCAGGCCAAGAAGGGCGGCAGGCCGCGCAAGGCCAAGGCCGAGCCGGAGCCCGAACCCGAGCCTGAGCAAAAACCCGAAACCGAGGTTTCCGAAAGCGAAAACCTGGGTTTTGAAAACGGGAAACCTAGGTTTTCAGAACCCGAAACCGAGGTTTCCGAAAGCGAAAACCCTAACCTAACCTGTCCTAGCTTAGCTTTACCTAGCCTAGCTTGTGATGATGATGCGCGCGGCTGCGCCGACGGCTTCACCCCGCCGACCCTGGACGAGTGCCGCGCGTACTTCGCCGCCAACTGCATCAGCGGCGACCCCGACAAGTTCTGGGCGCACTACGAGTCGCAGGGCTGGATCCGCTCGAACGGGATTCCCGTGGCCTCGCTCAAGGCCGCGGCGATGCTGTGGAACGGCAACCAGAAACGCCTCGATGCCGAGGCCCATGCCCGCGGCAAGCCGACCGATGCCGAGATTCAGGCCGCCACGTTCAAGCCGACGAGGACGCCCGAGCAGACGAGGGCGGAGCTCGAGCGCAGGTGGCGCGAGGAACATCCGGGCATCGACCCGGCGAAGGTGAAGGCCCCGAGGGGGACGACCGCCGACCCGGTGGCGCTCAAGGCGTACCAGGACGCGCGGCGTCTGCTGGAAGCGAGGGCCGCATGCGAGAGGAGGGCGTCATGAGCTTGGACGCCGAGAGGAACGAGAACATGGGCAGACCGAAGGGGTCTGTGAGCATCTACGACGACGGGCCGCGCAGTGCCCGCTGCGAGACGTGCGGGTTCTGCGCCGTGAGCGAGGCGGTCATGACGGCGTCTGGCGAGGGCCGCAAGCGGTACACGTGCATGCGCTGCCCAGACTTCGTGCACACCACGCAGGGGCTCGCGAGGTGCAACTACTGGGAGGCGCGACATGAGGGCTGAGTCGCTGGGCAGGCGCGGGGGCTACGTGCTCGTGTGCGGGCAGTGCGGCAGGCGGTTCCGCACGGCGTACAGGAACCAGAGGTGCTGCTGCGGATGGTGCGAGAACGTGGCGCACAGGAACGAGAGCAAGCGGCCCGTGGACGTGTACCTCGGAACGAGGAGTGAGTCGGGCCGAGAGGTCAATGCCATGCGCGCGGCGCTGGCACAGGGGAGGCGCATCTGATGAGGGACGGTTACAGGTTCGAGTTCGGCGCGTTCGACGAGCCGGACGCACCCAAGGTGCAGGCGCTCAAGCCGCTCGAGGAGGCGGCCGAGGTATACGGCGCTTGGCAGGATTGCGACGACATGCGCCTCAGCCCGATCATGACGGCGCGCAGGGAGTACCGCCAGAACCTTATCGACGAGTGCATGGACGTGGTCCAGGCGGTCGTCAGCCTGCTCGACGCCGAGGGGTTCACGCAGAAGGACGTGGACGCGGCAATCGAGCGCTGCAACGAGAGGAACCGAGAGAGGGGACGTTTGTGATGGAGACTTTGGAGCAGATCAAGGCCGACGCGGTCGAGGTGTTCCATTTCGACCGCGAGTGCAGGCCGCAGGACAGGGCGCATGCCTACCTGGGGAAGTATTGCGTCAGGCGCGGATACAACGACACGGCGATGCAGGTCGCGGTGACCGACATGATCGAGCGCGCCTACGAGGCGGGAAGGGCGGAGGTCGCCGGCGCGAACCTCGTGCAGAACCTGCGCCGCCAGCTGACGAGCATCGAGGCGACCGTCGGGGATGCCATCGACCTGCTCGACGAGAGCGTAGGGGGGGCGGACTGCGATGAGTGACTCTAGGGTCGGCGGCTACCCGATGGGGGTGACCGACGCCGCCATCGAGCGCCACTTCGGCGGGGCCTGCGAGCCTAGGATGTGCGGGAACTGCAGGCATTTCTGCAGCAGCGACATCCACGTCGACTACGGATACTGCCACCTCGAGTTCGAGCGCGCCTACGACGCAGAGGCGCCTGACCGCAAGGAAGGGTTCTGGCGCCTGGCGAAGTGGGCCGTGGCGTGGCTCATGGAGAACCTGCTGTACTGCGAGGACGAGTGCGGCGAGTGCCGCGACTACGAGGAGTTTGGGCTATGAGTATCGAATTGCCGAGAGATGCCGAGGGACGCGAGATTCCGCTGGACACTGAGGTTCTGTACGACAGCTGCGGAACAAAGGTAAGCGTGAAGGAGTTTCTCTCCAGAACGTTGGTTGAGAATCAGAGAACCGAATGGACGATTAAAGCCGCGTACGAAGGCAACCTTTACTACAACAGCTTCAAGCCGAAGAACATGCACCTCACACAGCCCGACACTTGGGAGAGGCTGCTTGAGGACTTGAGCGAGGCAGGTGACGCGCGGTATTACGAGGCTTGTGCCTACTTCCACAGAGACAAAGACGAAGATGGCTGTACATCGTGCCCCGGTGGCGAGGACGGCTGCGGTCGAATTGCCATGCGCGACATTGCGAATCGTATCCGCAAATTGAGAGGTGAGGACTAATGGCAAACATCGAGCTACCAAAAGATGCCGAAGGCCGCGAGATTCCGCTGGACACGACGTCAATCTTTGGCGTGAGCGGCAAAGCCTACAACATCGTGCGCTGGGAGTACATCACCGGGTTCGACGCGGGGAGCCAGACGGCGCATAAGTGGTATGGGATCACTGAGTTTCTTTCGGTTCTCGAACCGGAGAAGCTGTTGCTAACACCGCCCGACAGCTGGGAGAAGCTGGAGGAGGACTTGGACAGGTGCATAGCCGGCGACAACATCTGCCTCTACTGCTCTCCGTCCGGGCGATGCAGCGACTGCGCGCACGAGTCGAACGGCGCCTGCGACGCGAAGGTGCTCGAGCTGGTCATGGAGCGCATTAAAAGGCTGAGGGGTGAGGACTGATGTGCGACTACTGCAGGGGCTACGACGGCCTCGATGCCGCCGATGGCGGTCCGGACGGGATTCTCATCCGCTGGGCGCTCAGCGGATACCCGGAAATCGTAGTCGACCACCCTCACGACAACTACGGAAGTTGGAGTATCCCGATCAGCTTCTGCCCGTTCTGCGGGCGAAGGCTGGAGAAGGTGAAGACTGATGATGACTAGGGACCTTGTGCCGTGCTTCGTCCAGTCGTTCAAGACGGACTCAAAGACCGGCTACGAGAAGGCGCTGCTCGTCGGCGTTTTCGACAAGACGACCACCGACCTCGACTGCTGCATATCCTCGAGCAGCAGGGATACGGGTAAAACCCGTCAGCCGGTTGCCGTGGTCATGCAAGAGGATGGCCGGCTGCGTGAGGTGAACGTATCGAGGGTCGTCATCGACGACTCAGATGAAGTGTTCGATATGTACGCGTGGATGTTCAACGAGAACGACATAACCGAGCAACTCGGGGTCATGCGCAAGGAGGACGAATGACAACGCACCGACTCAAGATCTTTGTCAAATACGCCGACGCAATCATGAGCGGGGCCAAGACATTCGAGATTCGCAAGAACGACCGGGATTACGAGGTCGGCGACAGTATTGTGTTTAACGTCGTCGCGGACGACTGCCATTCCTTCGAAGATGCAGTAAGGCACCCGCTCAACGGGGCGACCTACCGAATCGACTACATCCTCGATGACTTCGAGGGCCTCGCCCAGAAGTACGTGGCGCTGGCCATATCCAAGGAGGACGAATGAGCGAGCTGAAGCTCAAAAAATGCCCGTTCTGCAGCGGGCCTGCCGAGATAGTGGACAACAGCCGATACGACCCCGGCACCCACTTCGTGGGCTGCCTGTATTGCGATGCGCGGTCGGACTATGAGCACGGCGAGGAGAACGCTGCAGAACTTTGGAACGGAAGGGTTGAGCCAAATGGTGACTGACGAAGAGCGGCGCGAGGCGATAGAGAATCTACGTTGCCTATCCTACATGAACCGCGTCCGCTACAAAGAAGAGTTCTATGAACTGCTGGACGAGACGGTAATGGAACCCGACACCGGATACCACGAGATGAACGACGTGTTCGAGCGTATTGCCGACCTAATCGACCGCCCGACAACTACGCGCCATGGCAAGTTCAAGACCAAGTACGGCAGGGAAACCCCATGCTGCGAGGTTTGCGGCTACTCAATCGGCGATATGCGGTGGAACCATTGTCCTAAGTGTGGGGCGGCGATTGTCGATGATTAGCAATGAGGATCGGGTTGAGGCTGCGAGGTTCCTACGGAGTTGTAACTGCGATACTGAATCATATGCCAAGTGCTATGAAATATCGGAGGCGCTTTTCGGTAAAAAATACGCCATCTGCGACTTTAATGTGCCGTGCGGAAAAATCGCCGACCTAATCGACCGCCCGACGTGCCTCGACCTTGTCGAGCACAAGCAAGATCCGTTCATCCCGGGCAAGCGGATGGTCGACGGCTACTTCCACTGCTCCGACTGCGGATGGGATGGACAGATCTGGGAACATATCGGCTTTGGGGACATGCTGGCGTATGAGGCCGTCCATTGCCCGAAGTGTGGGGCGATAATCGAGCGCCGTGCGTGAGGTGGTCCCCGGCGCTTGGTATGGTAGCCGAAGCAAACCGAGCGCGAGGGGGTATGCGAATGGCGTGTAGGCCACCTGTAGGAGATGGGCCAAAAGGCCCATCCACAAAGTCAACACATCCGTTGAGGGACGAGTGGGCGCTCCGGAAGGGGCGCTCCTCTTACGTCCTGTGGACGGACGAGATGATAAGGCGGATGCAGGCGCACCCGGAGCGGACGGCGGCGGAGATCGCGGCGGAGCTGAGGGTGACGCCGAGCGCCGTGAGGCACGCGCGGCAGCGGTACGGGCGCTTCTCGACCGGAACGGATGGGCTGTGCATCGTGTGCGACGCGCGGCCCGTGTTCGACACGTCGGCGCAGGCGAAGAAGTGGAGGCTGTGCAAGGGGTGCTATCTGGCGGAGCGGAAGAGGCGGCTCGAGGAAGAGGCGGAGAGCAACCGCATACGTCAGGCCGCGCACAGACGGCAGAAGCTGGACGGAGACGCCTGAGAGGCTGGCCGAGGCAATCGGAATCAAGCCGACAAAGGTCGAGTAGCCGAAAGGCCCCGGGAAACCGGGGCCTTTTCTTTAAACGTTACCCCCTTTTTACGCTCGTGGGCAAACGCACGCGCTTGTCCACGTGCGTAAAAAGGTGGGAACGTTCGCGTTTCCATATGGCTATCTACCAGCGGAAATGTGATTTTGTGGCGGGAAAAGGGCGTGAAAAACTGACCAAGGAGGGCATCGAGGATGCCGTCCGCCTGTGCCGTGCCGGAATGACCGACAGGGACATCGCCGCGTATCTCGGGGTCGCACGCGAGACATACAGCCGCTGGATCAACCACCCCCGAACAGACAATCAGCGTCAACTGTGTCACGTTCTAAAAAAGGCCGAGGTCGAGCGCAAGGCGACGCTCGTGGGCCGCATCATGGACGCGAGCGGCGACAGCTGGCAGGCGGCGGCGTGGCTTTTGGAGCGCAAGTACCCGCAGGAGTACGCCAAGGCGCAGCGCATCATGGATACCACCGACACGGCGGTGCTCAAGGCCGCCAAGGAGCTGGTGCTGTCCGTGCCGTCCTCAATCGGCGGGAACGAGTAGCCGATGCCGCTCACGAGGATGCAGCGCGAGTACCTCGCCAACTGCACGCACCGCTACAACGTGAAGTGCGGGGCGACGGGCTCGGGCAAGAGCTACGTCGACATAGCCGTGACCATACCGCAGAGGCTTCTCGCCATGAGGGGCGAGGGGCTGGCGGTGATGATCGGGAACACCCGCTCGACGCTCGAGCGCAACATCCTCGAGCCGATGCGCTCACTCTACAGCGAAGACGTCGTCAGCCAGATTGGGCGGGACAACACGGCCCAGATATTCGGGCGCAAAGTCTACTGCCTCGGGGCGGATAAGAAGACAAGCGTATCCAAGATTCAGGGCGCCACGTTCGAGTGGGTCTACGGCGACGAGGTTGCCACGTGGAGCGAAGACGTGTTCCAGATGCTCAAGAGCCGCCTGCGCTGCGAGCATAGCTGCTTCGACGGCACCTGCAACCCCGACAGCCCGAATCACTGGTTCAAGCGGTTCCTCGACGGCGACAGCGACATCTACAGGCAGGACTACACGATCTGGGACGGCGCGCTGGCACCGGATGTCATCGAGGCCCTCATCAAGGACTACGGCAGCGGCGTGTACTACGACCGCTACATCTTGGGCAAGTGGACGCTGGCCGAGGGCCTGGTCTACCCCGAGTGGGAGGGTGCCCTCGAGAGCCGGTATACGGGCGGCGCTGTCAAGTACGCGGTGTCTTGCGACTACGGCACGCAGAACGCCTTCGCGGCGCTGCTGTGGGCGTTTGACGGCAAGGTGTGGCACGTGGTGGACGAGTACCGCTACTCGGGCCGCGACACGGGGCACCAGAAGACGGACGCCGACTATGTGGCCGACATGGCCGACTTCGTGCGCGGGCTGGGCAAGCCGCCCAAGTTCATCATCGACCCGAGCGCCACGAGCTTCATCGCCGCGATGCGGCAGGCCGGGTTCAAGACCAAAAATGGACGCAACGACGTCGCAGACGGCATACGAGAGACGGATGTGTGCCTGGGCAACGGCACGGTGCGTATCTCCGAAGCCTGCACGGGGCTGATAGGCGAGCTCGGCGGCTACTGCTGGGACGCCAAGGCGGACGGCGACAAGCCCGTCAAGGTCGATGACCACAGCTGCGACGCGCTCCGTTACGGCGTGGCAACACTGCGCATGTACAAGCCTGCGAAACGGCAGGTAAACCCATTTTTTGAAGGGAGGTAGCGGCTTGTCTAAGGGGCCTTTGGTGACCGATGGCGACCTCAAGGAGGCGGCGTCGGCGACGGCGTTCGCGGCAGATGCCATCGAGCGGCACATGTCGAGCGAGATGTACCGCAACGCCGTCACCGCGAACGAGTACTACCGCCAGCACAACGTCACGATCAACCGTTTCGTGCAGAAGATCTACTCGTGCTCCGGTGCCGAGGCCGAGGACTTCACGGCCTCGAAGCTGAGGCTGGCGAGTAACCTGTTCAAGCGCCTAAACGTCCAGCGCTGCACGTACTCGCTCGGTAAGGGCGTGAGCTTCGTGGACGTCTCGGCGGGCGGCAAGGACACGACCAAGGAGGGGCTTGGCGACCGCTTCGACGACGACGTCATGGAGATGGGGCTCAAGGCGCTCATCCACGGTGTGTCATTCCCGTTTTGGAACCTCGACCACATCGACGTGTTCACCGCCGACGAGTTCTGCCCGGTGTGGGACGAGTACTCGGGGGCGCTATACGCCGGCGTGAGGTTCTGGCGGCTCGACTCCGACCACCCGTGGCATGCGACCCTCTACGAGCAGGACGGCTACACGGAGATGGTGTCGGGCGGCAGCGGCTTCGACTTCGAGGTGGCCGAGGCCAAGCGCGCCTACAAGGTCACGTATCAGGAGATACCGGCGGACGGGATGAAGCTGGCTGTCGATGCGGAGAACTACTCCCGCCTGCCCATCGTGGCGGTCTGGGGCAGCGACGCGCACCAGAGCACGCTCGTCGGCATGCGCGAGAGCATCGACGCCTACGACCTCATCAAGAGCGGCCTGGTGAACGACACGCGCGACTGCGCGCAGATCTACTGGCTCATCAACGGAGCCGGCGGCATGGACGACAGGGACCTCGACCTGTGGCGGGCGAAGCTCAAGCTGACGCACGTGGCCGAGGTCGACGCCGAGCAGGGGCAGTCCGTGACGCCGTACACGCAGGAGGTGCCCGTCGAGGGCCGCAAGGAGACGCTGGCGCAGATCAAGGCCGACATCTACGAGGACTTCGGCGCGCTGGACGTCCACACCATCGCGGCTGGGGCGACCAATGACCATATCGACGCGGCATACCAGCCGATGGACGAGGAGGCCGCCGAGTTTGAGCGCCACATCCGCGAGGGTATCATGGACATCCTCGCCCTCCAGGGCATCGAGGACACGCCCGTGTTCACGCGCACTCGCATCAGCAACACCAAGGAGCAGGTCGAGACCGTGTGCCTGGAGGCCGAGTATTTGGACGACGAGACGATCCTGCGAAAGCTGCCGAACATCACGCCCGACGAGAGGGCGAAGATTTTGGAGCGCAAGCAGCGGGAGCAGGAGGAGCGCATGGCGGCGCTGCCGCCCGCCCTGGCGGCGAACGCGAAGGGTGCCCAGGAGGGCGACGAGGATGAGGAAGGTGATGAGTGATGGCGGCATTGCAGGTGCTTGACGGCGAGCTGTGGCAGTGGGACACCGGGCGCGAGGTCGAGGTTGTCGGCTGCGAGCAGGTGCATTTCGCCAAGTCGACCACGGGGACGTGCTACACGGTTGCGGTGGCCGACAGCAAGGCGAAGATTCCCGACGAGCTGCTCCAGGCGGCTGGGCGCGTGTACGCATGGGCCTACATCACGGACGAGGCATACGGCGGGCGCACGCGCATCGAGGCGCTCTGGGACGTAAAGAGGCGAGCCAAGCCCGCCGAGTACATCTACGAGCCGAGCGACCAGCGCACCATCAAGGACGCGGAGACGGCGCGAGACGAGGCCAAGGCCGCGCAGAAGGCGGCGGAGGCCGCACGCGACAAGGCTGTCGCCGCCGAGGTCAAGGGGGCACGCGCCACGACTCTTGCCTCTGGCTCGGAGGCAACGGCGGCGATGGAGGGCAACGTGCTGGTCGTCGGCGTGCCGAAGGGCGACGCGCTGAGATATAGCGACCTCACCGCCGAGCAGATCGCGGAGCTCAAGAAGCCCGCGACGGACGCGGCGGCTGGCGTGAACAAGGTCAACAACGAGTTCAAACAGCTCAAGGCTTCTGTCGAAACGGCGGAGAAGGGCCGCGCCGATGCCGAGGCCGTGCGCAAGGAGAAAGAGACCGAGCGCGGGCAGAACGAGACGGAGCGCAAGGAGGATGAGGCCAAACGCAAGGCTGCCGAGCAGAAGCGCGAGCAGGATTCGACCAAGGCCCTCGCCGACGCACAGGCGGCGCTCAAGGACGCCAAGACGGCAGCCCTGAACTACCAGTCGATTATCGACTCGGCGGCTGCCGTGACGGCGCTGGGACTCAAGAAGGTAAACGGCAAGATTTGCCAGATGCGAAAGGTAGGTGCCTAAATGGCCGATATGCAGGCAACCGAGCAGGCAACCGAGGGGTTCGAGTACGCGGACCCGCTGGCATCGGACAAGGCGGTGTGGGCGCTTGTCGGCGCGGTGAAGAATCTGGGCGACCATAAGGCGCTCGAGCGCGACGCCTCTACGGGCCGCTACGTCAACGAGAGCGTCGCCGCGATGGTCGACAAGCACAAGACGGGGCTGGTGTACACGTTCCTCATCCCGGCGGGCAGCCCCACCGACATCCAGCCGATGAGCGCCGCTGCGAAGCGCGTGGCCTCCACCGAGTTCGTGCCCGCGACGGCGACGAGCGCGGCTGTCGACCCGTTCGACGCCGAGGGCGGCCCGTGGTTCCACGTGTCCGCCAACGCCGGTGCCGACGCCGACGGCGTGCCGTGGGTCGAGGCCATCGACGGCGTCGACTACGGCTTCTCGCGCGTTGACAACGGACACGGCAACAACGTCTACGAGATCGCGCCGGTCGTTTGGCAGGCGGTCGAGGTGCTGACGAACGGCAACCTGCTCGTCTCGTGGTCCGACAGCCGATTCAGCGGCTCGCAGCCGAACCCCAAGGCGTTGCTGCCGGACGGCACGCTGCGACCGTACATGCTGACGCCGACATACCCCATGAGTATCGACGCTGAAGGGCGCCCGCGCTCCGTCTCGGGCGCGAAGGTCGCCAACCGCACGGCGTCGCACGACTCGCTCGTCGACCTTTGCAAGACCGCGACCACGGGCTACTCGGGCATGAGCGTCTACGACCAGTGGTATATCAACTTCCACCAGTTGACCAAGACGCTCTGCAAGTCCTCCCAGGTGGACTTCCCGGGTTGCACGGACTTCAACATCCAGATCCACCCCGCGCTCGCCGAGACAGGCGTCACGCGCGTGGTCGTCACCGCCGAGCAGGCGGCGAAGATTCCCGTGGGTGCGTCGATGATGTACGGCACCGACACGGGCACCACGTGCCCAGACCGAGGCGCCGCGGCGGCGTACGACGTGTTCGACGGCGCGGTCGTCGGCGGCAAGGAGACGCTCGCAGACGGCAACGTGGCGCTTCTCATGGACGTCGCCAAGGCGTTCGACACGACCGTGAACACATGGCTCCAGAGTGCGCCGTGGTGCACGGGCAACACCGATGCCCTCGTGGGCGACGGCCAGGTGGCGAAGGACGGCAAGCATCCGTTCAAGGTCGGCGGCGTCGAGACGGGGCTGGGCCTGTGGGAGTTCATGGGCGATACGATCTTCGTCTCCGACGGCACGGGCTTCGGCATCGCGGTCAACCCCGACACTCGCAATGAGAAGAAGAACGCCGTGGCGGACGGGGTGACCCCGACGGCGGCGTGCATGCCGACGGCAGATGGCTACATGCTCGACATCCAGTTCGTCAACGGCCTTATCTTGGGAAAGGGGCTCGGCGGCTCGGCGACGACCGGTGTCGGCGACTACTTCTACTTCGACGCATCCGGCGGTAAGGTCAAAGGCACAATCCGTCTGGTTCGGTTCCTCGGCTACCTGCGGAGCGGCTCGGGTGCCGGTCTTCGTTACGCGGGCTCGCGGTGCTGGTCCGGTGGGGCCGCTTGGTGCTTCGTCTCCCGGCTTTCTGCTACGGGCCGTAGCCGGGGGTGAATCAGGGCGTAGCCCTGAGAGGGGGCTGGCCCCCTCCTAACCCCAAACAGGGATTCACGGTGAGGGCGGCGCTGGTTTCTGGTTCAGTTCCTCGGCAACCTGAGGAACGGCTCGAATGCCGGTCTTCGTTACGCGAACTCGAGGAGCTGGTCCGGTGGGGCCGCTTGGAGCTTCGTCTCCCGGCAATCTGTCTATAAATCTCTACTCGCACCGTGTCTACCGCGCCCGCCGCTTTCTGGCGGGACGCGGCTCGGCCTGACTCCTTTGAGTGAAATTTGTCCGCAAGGCTCACGGGCTGGTAGCTGCAAGGCGAACGCTCGTATGACAGACAGAAAGAGCTTTGACCTATGAAAACCTACTGCAAGGGCCTCGAGCTCACGCGCAGAAGCGTCGTCGAGGCCCTGCGCCGATGGAAGAAAAGCGACTCAGGCAAGGAGAACGGCTGGCGCGTCGCCGACGAATACGGCACCGAGACGGCGTTCGTCGACCGCATCTGGCTAGAGCTCTCGACCGAGACGCTGACGTTCGAGCCGATTCGAACCTACCTGAAGCACGACCCGAACAACGGCAAGCTGCGCGAGATAAGCGTCGAGAGCATCAAGCGGCAGGTGTGCAACTACCTGTGCGTTGGGGCGCTCGAGCCGCTCCTTGCCGCCAAGGTCGGCTTCTGGCAGGTGTCGAGCGGCGTCAAGGGCAAGGGCGCGGCGCTGGGGATGCGCAAGCTCAGGCGCGAGGTTCACCGCTTCGCCTACCACGTACACGTCGACATCCGCAACTGCTACGGCTCGATGCAGACGGCGGTGGTGGAGGGTCTGGTGGCTCGCTACGTCAAGAACAGCCAGGTCCTCTACCTGCTCCATTCGCTGCTGTCGACGATGAACGGCGTCCTTATCCTAGGCAGCTACCTGTCGCTTCGGTTGGCGGCGTTCGTGATCTCGTTCGCGTACCACGCGGTCGAGGAGGCGGCGAAGGAGCGGCGCGGCAAGCGTGTGAGGCTCGCGGGATGCCAGGTGTGGTACGCCGACGACGGCTATTTTCTCGGCAGCTCAAAGCGCTCGCTCAGGAAGGCCGCGGCCATCGCCGCGCGCGTTTTGGGGCGGCTAGGATTGTCGCTGAAGCCGTGGAAGGTGAGGCGCAACGGAGCCGAGCCCATTGACTTCGCGGGCTATCGCATCTGGTGCGCTCGCGGTCGTCGGGTCGATCTGCGAAAGCGGCTCTGGAAACGCCTGAGGCGCGCGTTCGCGCGCTACGGGCGCAGGCGCACCGAGCGCTTGGCGAGGCGCGTGTGCTCTTACTGGGGCTGGCTGAAAACGGCCGTCATGGAGCACCAGATGAACAGCAAACGGTGCATATTCAACGCGGCGAGGGCCGTGGGTTAGGAGGAAAAATATGGTTGTGAAGTCGGAGCGAACGGGCGAGAGGCCCGAGACGGTCGAGATCGCGGGGACCGACGTCTGGCTGCGCCGCGGCATCGCCGAGGGCGAGCGCGAGGAGCAGGGAGGCGAGGGCGGTTCCGTCAAGGTGAAGGTGTTCATCTACGAGGAGCTGCACTTCACCGACCCGACGGGCGAGCTGACGGTCGATGGCGTAAAGGCCGACTTTGACACCGTCTGGACGGCACACGAGGCGGACGGCATGAGCATGGAGGAGCAGATCGCATCGCTCCAGCAGCAGGTCGCCGACTCGCAAGCGGCCCTTCTCGAGCTCGGCGACATCGTTGGAGGTGAGTAACTTGGCGAAGATCTACTACCGCGCCGTGAAAAGCGGCAAGCGCACGCTCGAGAGCGTTCCCGAGCGCTGGCGCGACGAGGTACGCCAGATGCTAGAGGCAGACGGCGAGTAGGGAAGGGCCCCGGCTTCGGTCGGGGCCCTTTTCCGTTATGCGCGGGCGACCATGCGTGCCGACGATTGGAGGCGGCGCATGGCGAAGGATAGCGCTCACGAGTTCTCAGACGCCGAGATTCGGGCGTTCGAGCGCGAGGTGGCGGGAGTGTACGGCGAGGCGAGCAAGACGGCCTACGACAACCTCAAGCGCTATCTGGCGCAGTTCGAGGCCGACGACGAGAAGATGCGCGAGCGTCTCGGGGCCGGCGAGATCACCAAGGCGCAATACAGGTCTTGGCGAAGCGGGAAGATCGCGGCGGGCAGGCGCTACCGAATCGTGCTCAAGCAGTGTGCCGAGGCCATGACGCACGCGAACGTCGTCGCGGCCGCCGCGATCGAGGGCAGGCTGCCCGAGGTCTACGCCGAGAACTACAACTACGGCACGTGGCAGGTCGAGAGCGCCGTGGGCGTTGACACGGCCTACGCGCTGCAGGACGCATCGACCGTGCAGAGGCTGCTCACCGACCACGACAGCTATCTGCCCAAGCCGTCCGTCAACGTTGCCAAGGACGTGGCGTGGAACCGCCGTCTCATCGCCAACCAGATCACGCAGGGCGTGCTGCTCGGCGAGTCGATACCAAAGATAGCCAAGCGCATGCAGGACGTGACGGGGGCAAACCGCGCGGCGGCAATGCGCCTGGCGCGGACCTCGACGACGGCGGCGGAGAACGCCGGGCGCGTCGACAGCTACAAGAGGGCCAAGGGGCTCGGTATCAAGGTGCAGCAGGAATGGGTGGCGACGCTCGACCTGCGTACGCGCTCGAGCCACAGGGAGATTGACCGCGAGAAGGTCGAGGTCGGCGAGAAGTTCAGCAACGGGTGCCGCTACCCGGGCGACCCCGAGGCACCGTATGCCGAGACGGCGAACTGCCGATGCACGCTGGTGGCGTGCTGCGACGGGCTTGACGTGCTCGACGGCGAGCGTTTCAGCCGCCTGCCCGAGGGCATGACCTACGAGGAATGGAAGGCGGGTAAGCCCGCCGTCAACGGCACCAAGCCCGCGAACCGCACCATCTCCGAGTTCATGGAAATGCCCGGAACCAAGCGCAAGCTGGATACGGCGGGCGTGTCCAAGACCGAGGCGCGAAAGCGGCTCTCGCGCCAGCTCGAGGACTACGGCATACCGTCGAGCGGGTTCAGGAAAATGTCGGCGGGCGACCAGCAAAAGGTGCTGGACTCGGCGCTCGGCACGGTCTACGAGGGCGGCGGGAAATCGAGAGCTAAGCCGGTAGAGCACTCAATGGAGTTCGCGGTGGATATGGGGAAGATCGCGAGCAGGGACTACAGGGCAAAGGTGTCTAAAGCCGTCGGCAAAGATGCCGCGGACGGCGTACATGCGAGCATAAGACGCATCCTCAGCCACCGAGGGGGCACGAACGGCGAGGACCTTTACGCCATCGACTTGTCAACGGGCAAGACAATCACGAGCTGCGTTAACTCGACCGTCGGCAGCACCGTGATCCCTCCGGCGAAGTTCGGCAAGAAGGTCGAAGCGGCAATCGGGGACGGTCGGCGCGTAGTGCTGCTCCACAACCACCCGGCCTCTGGCATCCCTAGCGCGGCTGACCTTTTGGCGGTCGGCGGCAAGGGCTGCGAGATGGGGATAATCGCAGCTCACGATGGAAGTATCTACACGTTCGAGAAGGTTTCCGAGCCGGATGCGTCCTATAATGTCGATGAGGTGAAGTACCTTAGGATCCAAAGGCTTTACGGCGGCAACGAGGACAGGCTGTTTCGGGCGATTGAGGAGAGGTTCGGTTTCAAGATTGAGCATCATGAATGACATACTCAACGAAGCCGTTAGCTATCTCGACGGAAGAGACGACGTCGACGCTATAGGTCACGTTCTCGATTCCAAGCCTAAAGCCGTTCAGGAGCTATGGCTTAAAGAGGCCAAATTCGACGACGAGAATCGCAGGGAGTACTACGAGCTGTTTGGCCCGGATAAGTTCGAGGATGCTCTTGAAGCCGATATAGTCGAGATATTCGAAAGCGAACTAAATAACTAGCCAACAGGCCCCGCCACGACGGGGCTTTTTTCATGCCGCGTGACCGTGCCGCGACACTGCCCGCAGAGAGATTGGGGTAGGCATGAAAGAGCTATTCACTTGTGCGAACTGCGGCGACTGCGCCGTAAAGCTCGGTTTCGGCTTCACGTTCCCGGATACCTACATATGCACGCAGCGCGGCGACGAGGTCGAGCCCGACGACGGCTGCACGCTCGGGTGCGAGGGCGTGCCGGTGCAGGCCATCGAGGCCATCGAGGCGGACGTCGAAGGCCGCGTGGGCTACGGGTGCGAGGTGCCCGACTGATGGCTTACGGGCTCGTCGGCGGCGTCGGCGACCACGGCCGGCACGGCACCCTCATCACCGAGGAGATCGTAAACGCTGCGAAGCTGGATACCGCCGAGTGCATCGAGATACGGCAGAACAACATCGAGCAGGTCGAGAAGGCCCTCCTGCGCGCCTATAAGACGGGCCTAGAGGAGATAGGCCTCGTCGCGGAGGGCTACGCCAAGGCGACGTGCCCGGTCGACACGGGCAGGTTGCGCAACTCCGTCACGCACCTCCTCAAAGGCTACGACTGCTTCATCGGGACCAACGTCGAGTACGCGCCATACGTCGAGGAGGGGACCTCCCGCATGAAGGGCAAGCACTTCCTGCGCAAGGCGGCAACGGGCCACGGAGACACGTACCGGGCGATTCTCGAGAAGCACCTGAGGGGTGGCGCGTAGGGCCGCGTTACTCCGCTTGGATACTCACCCTTGCCGCGAGGTATTGCGGTGCGGGCCCTGCCGAGGCAACAGGCTGGGACCCGCCCATTCCGAAGCAAGGGAGATTCTGTTGGCACTCACGCGAAAGATGCTCAAGGCAATGGGCATCGAGGACGAGAAGATCGACCAGATCATCGAGGAGCACGCCGAGAGCGTGGACGCGCTCAAGGCGCAGCGCGACGAGCTCAAGGAGGCCGCGGGCAAGGCGGACGGCTACAAGAAGGAGCTGGACGCGCTCAAGGCCAAGGGCGAGGGCGCGGGCGAGTACGAGGAAAAGTACAAGGCCGCCGTCAAGAACCTAGAGGACTACAAGGCCAAGGTCGAGGGCGAGAAAGCCGCAGCCGAGAAGCGCAGCCTGTACCGAGAGCTGCTCAAGTCGGCGGGCGTCGACCCCAAGCGCATCGAGACCGTTCTCAAGGTCTCCGACCTCGAGAACGTGACCGTCAAGGACGGCGCTATCGAGGGTGCGGACAAGCTCACCGAGGGCATCAAGGCCGACTGGGCCGACTTCATCGCAACCACAACCGTCAAGGGCGCCGACGTGGCCCACGCCCCCAAGGGCGAGGGCGGCAAGGACATCAACGAAATGAGCACCGCCGAGTACATGAAGTACAAGGCGGAGCAGAGAGGCTAAGGGGTTTCTATGTCGAACACCATCCTTACACCCAACATCATCGCCAACGAGGCGCTGGACGTTCTGCGCACCAACGCCGTCATGGCCAACCTCGTCCACCGCGACTACTCCTCCGAGTTCGTCGCCGGCGTGGGCGACACCATCACCGTCCGCAAGCCCGCCACCTTCGAGGCCAAGGAGTTTACTACCGAGGTCGAGGTGCAGGACGCCACGGAGGGCAAGGTTCCCGTCAAGATGGACAAGCTGCTCGACGTGACGTTCGCCGTCACGTCCAAGGAGCTGACGATGGGCATCGTCGACTTCTCCGCGCAGTTCCTCGTCCCGGCCATGCAGGCCTTCGCCGACAAGATCGACGGCTACCTGCTCGCGCTCGAGAAGGACGTCACGAACCGCGTCGACCACACCAAGGGCGCCATCGCCGTGGCGGACATCATCGCCGCCCGCAAGTTCCTCGTGGACGCCAAGGCGCCCTCCACGGAGCGCCGCTTCGTCTACGGCTCCCAGGCCGAGGCCGACCTGCTCAACACCGAGGCGTTCACAAACGCGTCCGCCGTCGGTGACAACGGTACCGCCCTCAAGGAGGCATCGCTTGGCCGCAAGTACGGCCTCGACTTCTACTGCGACCAGAACGTGCAGAAGACCACGGCGGAGACGGCCAACTACACGCCGTCCATCGCTTTCCACAAGAACGCCTTTGCGCTTGTGACCCGTCAGCTCGAGATGCCGCTTGGCGCTCCCAAGGCGTTCTCCACCTCCTACGACGGCTTCGGCCTGCGCGTCGTGCAGGGCTACGACCAGAAGACCAAGGCCGACACCGTCTCCATCGACATGCTCTGCGGCGTCAAGACCCTCAGCCCCGAGCTCGCCGCTGTCATCACCGATAAGCGATAGGCGCAGAGATGCTCGAGCAGGTGCTTCTGTCGCTGCGCAACTGGTTCGTCGCCGACAAGCGCACGGGGCGCGTCCGCATCGAGGGCGGTAGCCTTGTGCCGCCCGCGGCCCTCGGCCTCAAGGAGGGCCAGTACGTCCGCATCACGGGCTCGACCTTCAACGACGGGCTGCATGCGTGGCCCTACAACGGACTCACGGACGAGGAGTTCGTCGGCACCGTCTGGGCGCTCGCCATCCCGCAGGCCGTGGTCGACCTCGCTGACGAGATCGCGGCGTGGCAGACCGAGCACGCCAAGGAGCTGGACAGCCCGTACGCATCCGAGAGCTTCGGCGGCTACAGCTACACGCGCGTCGGCGGCGACGGCTCGCCCATCACGTGGCGACAGCAGTTCAAGGCGCGTCTCGACCCTTGGAGAAAGCTGTGAGCCGCCTGTACGAGCGCATGGCGGTAGCGTGCGCGAGGCTCGTCTCAAAGACCGAGCCTGACGGCGAGGGCGGCTTCAAGACCGTCCTCGCCGTCGGCGACGGCTTCACGGCGGCGATCGTGCGCGACAGCTCGACGGCCTCGCGCATCGCGGAGCACGACGGCGTGAGGAACGTCTACACCGTGACCACCGACGAGCCGCTGCGGTACGGCGACCTCTTCCAGCGTGCGTTCGACGGGCAGGTATTCCGCTGCACGTCGAACGCGGACGACGGGGCCGCGCCGCGCTGCGCGTCGTTTGGCTTCGGCCAGTGCAGCGCGGAGGAGTGGGAGGTGCCGGATGGCGACTAAGGCGGCGGCGCTGCAGGCGTGGCTCGAGGGCTTCGGACTGCCCGTGTACCGCGACTCGGCGGTGCCGGGCGAGGCGAAGATGCCCTACATCACCTACGACCTGCCGACCGCGGCGTTCGGCACGCAGTGCAACTCCGAGGTGAACCTCTGGTACCGGACCTCGTCCGAGGCCGTGCCGAACGCCAAGGCCGAGGAGGTCGCCCGTGCTCTGGGGCTGTCCGGTGTCGTCCTGCCGTGCGAGGGCGGCGGCATGTGGCTGATGCAGGGCGAGCCGTTCTGCAACGCCATGTCCGACGAGGACAACGCCGTGAAGCGCCGAATCATCAACTTAACGATTGAGTACATGACCAGCTATTAGGGGGTCAAACATGGCCGAAAAGCAACGATTCACGCGCGTCCCGGTGAATGCGTTCAAGAAGATCGTCATTAACGCAGGCATCCTCGCCACGAACTTCAACACCGAGCGTGCCGAGGTCGAGGAGGAAAACCTGCTCGGCGCGACGAGCGGAGGTATCAGCTTCTCTGCAACGCCGACGTTCAAGGACTATGGCGAGGACATCGACAACTGCCCCGCCAATACGAAGGAGCTTAAGCGCCTCGATTCCATCGAGACCAAAATCTCCGGCACGATGGTCACCATCGACGCGCCTCTGGCAAAGAAGCTCGCGGTCGCTGCCGACGAGGCGAACGGCAAAATCGTCCCGCGCGACTTCCTCGAGGACGAGGACTTTAGCGACATCTGGCTTATTGGCGACTACACGGGCGACGACGGCACCGGCTTCATCGCCGTGCGCCTCATTAACGCCCTCAACACCGGCGGTCTACAGATCACGACGCAGAACAAAGGCAAAGGCCAGTTCGCGTTCGAGTTCACGGGCCACTACTCGCTGGCGGACACCACCGTGGTGCCTTACGAGTTGTACGTCATGAAGGCCGTCGCGTAGCGGCGCTAGAAGGAGTTTGAGTAATGAAGCTGGAAGAGATTAACGCTGACGAGTTCCAGAACGCCATGTGCCTGTTGGCGGACGTGGCGGAGGACGTCATGAACGGCGAACTCGGCGCAAAGGCCAAGGCGGCCTACGCCAAGTTCCGCGCCGACTCCGCCAAGGCCAAGGCCAAGGCGAGCGCCAAGGTCAAGGGCGACCCCGAGGCCGCGAAGGCAGCCGCCACCGCCGAGGTCAACGGTCTCGCCGTGGACATGGTGGCGGGGCTTCTACCCGACGTGCTGCGCCAGGGCGGCGAGATCAGCTACAAGCTGCTCGCCGCGCTCGACGGCCAGACGCTCGAGGAGTACAAGGCCGACTTCACCGTCAAGAAGTGGGTGAACGACATCAAGGATGCCATCGACGGCATCGACGGCATCAAGGACATTTTGGCTCCTTTTTTTGGATAGCCGCCGAGGACCCATCTCACATATGGCTCTGTCTGGGCGAGTACGTCGGGCCACGGCGTGCTCGCCCTTTCTGTAGGTACATGGTCTCGCGGTGGCGCGAGCGGGACGAGCGGGAGGCGTTCCGTGTGTACCTGAGCGAGTCGGTGCGCCTCATGGCGCAGGGGAAGTGGCTCAAGGAACCCTTCCTGAGCATCGTCAACGGCGATGCGGGCGATGGGTCCGAGGCGGAGGACACGCGCAGCGGCGACGAGATCGCCGCAGACATCATCGAGCGGATGGGATTGAGGGTGGTCTAGGTGAACCTTCTCGACCTGATGATTAAGGTCGGCCTCAAGGACGAGGCCAGCGGCAAGGCCGAGGGCGTGGCCTCGAAGGTCGTGGGCACGCTCGGCAAGGCCGGAGCGACCGCCGCCAAGGCGGTAGGCGTGGGCGTCGCCGCCGTGGGGGCGGGCGTCGCTGCCGTCACGGGCATGAGCATGAACGCATACGCCGCATACGAGCAGAACGTCGGCGGCATCCAGAAGATATTCGGCAACATGGGCAAGTCGCTCGAGGACTACGCCGCCATGACCGGCCAGACCGTCGAGCAGTGCTCCGGTAAGTGGGAGCAGCTCGAGCAGGCCCAGACGACGGTGCTGGCCAACGCCGACCGCGCCTACATAACGGCCGGCCTGAGCGCCAACCGGTACATGGAGCAGGTGACGGGCTTCTCTGCCTCGCTCGTCAAATCACTGGGCGGCGACACGGTCAAGGCCGCCGAGTACGCCAACACGGCAATGGTCGACATGAGCGACAACGCGAATACCTTCGGCACGGCGATGGAGGACCTCCAGAACGCCTACCAGGGCTTCGCGAAACAAAACTACACGATGTTGGATAACTTGAAGCTCGGCTACGGCGGCACCAAGGAGGAGATGCAGCGCCTCGTCAAGGATGCGCACGCCGTCAACTCCGCCGTGGATGAGTCGAGCCTGTCCTTCGACAACATCGTGCTAGCCATCCACACGATGCAGGAGCAGATGCAGATCGCCGGCACGACCTCGCGCGAGGCCGCGACGACCATCGAGGGCTCCTGCAACATGGCCAAGGCCGCCTGGGAGAACTGGGTGACGGAGCTGAGCAAGGACGACGCCGACATGGGCAAGCTCACCGAGGAGCTGTTGCAGTCGGTCGAGACGGCGGCCTCGAACGTCGTCCCGCGCGTTGCGACCATCGTCGGCACGGCGTTGTCGCAGCTACCGAGCCTTGTCACGTCGGTCGGTCCCGTGCTTGGCCAGGCGTTCGTCGACATTTTCACGCAGGCGCTCGGCAGCGCGGCTGAGGCCGTGCCCGGGCCCATGGGCGACATCCTCTCCGCCGTGTCTGACGGCGTGGACGAGATCGGCGAGCGCTTCAAGGGTCTTGGTGAGATCTGGGCGGTTGGGGACAACCCGTTGGAGTCGCTGCACCTCGCCATGGTCTACGGGCTGACGCTGCTCGACGGCGACCTGTCCACGCTGCAGGAGAACATCACCTCTTCGCTACCCGGCATCGCCGAGGGTTTCGCCGACGTCGGCGGCGAGGTCGTCCCCAGGCTCGCCGAGGGGATCGAGATGGGGCTGTCTTTCCTCTCCGAGACGGCGGCGTCGCTCATGACGTCGCTCGGCGGCTACCTGTCCGAGAACCTGCCCTCCATCACGGAGAGCGGCCTGCAGATTCTCACCGGCCTCTCCGAGTCCATAGCCGAGAACGCGGGCGTCCTGACCGAGGGCGCGGCGAACCTCATCGTCGGCTTGGCGCAGGGTATCGCCGACAGCCTGCCGACGCTCATCGAGCAGGCCCCGGTTATCGTGCAGAACCTCGCCGACGCGATCAACGAAAACGCGCCCATCCTTATCGGTGCCGGACTGCAGGCCATCGCCACGCTTGCGCTGGGAATCGTGCAGGCGATACCGACGCTCATAGCCAACATACCTGCAATCTTCTCGGCCTTCGTCTCAGCGTGGTCGGCGCTCGACTGGCTGAGCCTCGGCCGCAACGCCATCACGTTCCTCGGCAACGGAATCGCGAACATGGCCGGCTTCGTGCGCACGTGCGGCACCAACATCGTGTCCGCCATCCGCGGTGCCATCGCCAACCTGCCGGCGACGCTTGCCGGAATCGGGCGCAGCGGAATCAGCAGCCTCGGCTCAGCCATCAGCGGCGCGGTCGGCTTCGTGACCTCGGCTGCCGCCAATATCGGCAACTCCATCGTGAGCGCCCTGGCGTCAATCCCTGGCCGTGTGGTCTCCATCGGCTCGCAAATCGTTCAGGGAATCGCCAGTGGAATCAGCGGCGCGGCCGGCGTGGTGGTCAACAAGATTACCGGCGTGGTCGGCGGCGCCATCGACGCTGCCAAGAACCTGCTCGGCATCCACTCGCCCTCGCGCGTCTTCCGCAAGATGTTCGGCTACGTGATGCAGGGCGCGGCCCTCGGCATCGACGACACGGCGGACGAGCCCGTGAAATCCATGAAGTCCGCCGTCGGGAAGGTCGAGCGCGCCGCGAAGTTCGGCGTGAGCGTTATCGGAGGCGGAGCATACGGTGCGACCGCTTACGGTGCCGCAGGCACCGCGGGCGGCGGCAACGTTTACAACCTCTACCTCGACGGCGACCTGCTGGGCGTCGACGGGCGCGTGGCCTCCGCCTTCAGGAGTTTCGTCGCGGCGGTGGAGCAGAGCATGGCGATGGGGGTCGCGTAGTATGGCGCAGGGAAACTTGGTTCAAGGCGGCAGTGGCTATAGAAAGTACTGCTGGTGCGCGTACGTGGACGTTGCTGAGGTCGGGCGCACGGACACCACCGTGACCTACCGCGTCACGCACGGCTACGGCACGCGCTACGCCATCGACTGCTACGCAAACGGTAGCTCGTCGGCGGACGGCTCGTGGAACGGCTCGGTCTACTCGACGAACAACTCCGGCTGGGTATGGGTGCAGTGCACGTCGCGCGACGTCGAGCTCGCGCGCGGCAACGGCAAGGCCTACGACCACACCTTCACGGGCCAGATTAACGTCACGGGCGGCTTCGGCAACGGAACGTCCAACGCCTCCAATACCGTCACGGTCCCGTGCCGCGCCTACAGCACGCCTCACCCGCCGAAGAACATCAGGGCGGAGCGCCTGAGCGACACCAGCGCGAAGGTCAGCTGGGACACCGATTACACGGACAGGGCCGGCGCCTACCCTTGGGATACCGTGACCGTCGGCGTGGCGAAGAACGGCCCGGGGAAGTTCACCGACGTCGGCACCGTTAGTTGGGATACCACGAGCCACACCTACAACGGCCTCGAGCCGGGCTGCATGTACATCTTCTCGGCCAAGGCGACGGGCCCCGGCGGCACGTCGGACTACGGCGTGAGCGCGCCGGCGATCTACACCACGCCGACGGCGCTGGGCATGCTCGAGGCCGTCAAGGCCGAGGCGGCTAAGGTCGTGCTTGTTGGGCACGACGCGCCTGCCTACGTCGACAGCTGGGAGTTCCAGCTGTCGGCTGACGGCGGCAAGACGTGGGTGGCAGCGGACGTGAATGCCTCATGGGAGGACGAGGAGGCACCGGCGGGCACGGTGCGCTACCGCGCCCGCGCGGTCAAGAGCGGCCTCAAGGGACCGTGGACCGAGTCAAACGAGGTCACGACAATATGCCCGCCGCTCGCACCGTCCATCAGGGGCGTCAGGGCGGCTTACGCCACAGGTTCGACCGCGACGCTCGAATGGGTGCCCAACCATCCGGACGGCTCGGCGCAGACCTCAGCCGAGGTGCATATCACGACCCCGGCAGGCACCGTAACTGAGGCGGTCGATGGATCGACCGCGACCCTGAAACTGCCGACGGATACCAAGGGCTCATACACCGTGCGCGTGCGCACCAAGGGCCTCCATGCCGATTGGGGCGCGTGGTCGAGCGCAGCTACCTATACCGTGGCAGACGCGCCGCAGGCATACTTCACCGACCCGGCACAGGACGGGGCGACCCTGCACGCGGTACCGCACACCTTTACGTGGAAGGTCAACGACGAGACGGGCGTAAGCCGACAGCATCTGGCACTTTGCGACGCCGGGGGCAACCAGCTGTGGAGCGGGACGCTGGACAAGGACGCGCGTTCTTTCAACATAGGCTATGCGCAGCATGCCTTCGTCAACCTCACGGCCCACAGGGTCGTGCTCACGGTCACGGCAGGCTCGTCGCTGTCGGTCGCCGCATCGAGAAGTTTCCAGACCGATTGGACGCCGCCCGCCAAGCCGTCGCTCAACGTGTTCGTCGACGATAAACTCGGCTGCCAGTTGGCGGTATTCCCGGGCGCACCCGAAAGCGAGGACACTCCCGAAACGTCCTACTTCACGGTGTCGCGTGTCCTTCCCGATGGCTCGACCCTGCAGCTGGGTTCGCACCTCACGGCAGGCGAGGGCGCTGGCGACCCGCTGCCGCCTCTCAACTCGGAATTTGAGTACGTCGCCGTCGCCTACGCCGCCACAGGTGTCAGCTCGACGACGAGGGTCAAGACGACCGTAGTAAGCAATTCGGTGGCGTTCAACTGGGGCGCTGGTGCGGAAAAGTCATGGCTGGGTCGCTATCTCAAGGACGGTTCGAGCCGCAAGGTTACGCACGGCTACGAAATGCTTCACTTTGCAGGCGGCGGCGGCGACGGTCTGCCCGTGTCGTACGGCATCAGCGAGCGGGACGTTAAGGACAGCATGGACTTCCTTCTGCTCGACGAGGGCGATTACAAGGCATTCCTTGAGGTGATGAACACGGCTGGTCGCTTCTGGGTGCGCGACCTGTACGGAGCGCGTTTCCGCGCCCGCCTCGGTTGCAGCGTGAAGCGGTCAAACGGCGCATGGGTGGCTTCTTGCGACCCGACATGGGAGACATGGGAGGAGCCAGCCAATGGCTGATAACTGGGTAAGGCCGTTCGATGCCTCCTACGACTTCGTGCGCGTGTCGCGCGAGACGATGCTCGAGCTGGACTTCGTGCGCGACATCAAGAACGGCGGCACCATCGAGCGCAATTCAAACACGGCCATATATGAGACAGCATCACTGGACTTCGCGGACAGCTTCGACGTGGGCAACGACTACCTGCGCGTGTACCTCAACGCCGTGTTCACGGACGCAAGCAAAAAGCGCGAATGCCTCGGGACGTTCATCCCGCAGGTCGATTCGATAGACATCGACGGTGCCTACCGTGAGGGACAGGTCAACGCATACGGACTTTTGAAGCTGCTCAAGGACGATGATTTTGACAGCCCGTACGTGATCGTGGCGGGCAGCAACATCGTGGACGAGGCCGTGAAGATTGTCGAATCTGTCGGCCTCACCGTCTACGCTGACCCCAGCACCCTTCTTCTCGGCAGCACTTTGGTGTTCGGTGTCGGCAAAAACAACGAGGTCAAGACCAAGCTGGATGCCGTGAACTTCCTCCTAAAGCTGGCGGGGTTCAGGTCAGCCATGACCGACCGCATGGGTAACGTCCATCTGAGGCGCTACGTCGAGCCTGCCGACATGCCTATCTCGGCTGATTTTGTCGAGGGCAAGGACGCTCGCTTTATGCCGGACATGACCGAATCGACTAACCGCGCCGAGGTCTGCAACGTCGTGCACGTGGACTTCAGCACGCAGGACGCATCGGTGCGCGGCACGGCGGTGGACGACTCGCCCGATTCAGACCTCTCGACCGTCTCGGTCGGTCGTCGAATCGTCAAGAGCTACAGCTACGACAGCCTGCCGGGCGTGGATACCGAGGACGCCAACCTTGTCGAGGGCGCCGCCAACGCCCTCATCGGCACCGGCAAGAAGTCGGATAAGAGCTTCAGACAGAGCGATTCGCACGGCAGCATCCAGACCGTCTACGTCTCCGACTCGCCGCAGGTGGGCGTGCTTTTCGGCATCAAGGTCGTCTCGAGTGGCGGGCGCGTCGGCTTCTGCCAGGACGAAGGGCCGAGCGTCAAGAAGGATACGGACTACACGCAGAGCGTGTGGGTCAAGGGCACTAAGGGCGCGACGGGCATCATACAGTCTTTCTGGGATCAGGAGAGGGCGCTTGGCCCGGTGACCAAGGGGTTCACCATGACTGGCGAGTGGCAGAAGGTCAGCTACACCTACCACGCCACGGAGAACCACAGCAAGGTCAGCTGGGGCTACTGCTACATCGACGGCGGCGAGGCCATCTTCGTCGCTGACAAGGTCGAGGAGGGAGGCAGCGCCACGCCTTGGCCCCAGGACGCCATGCAGGCGGCGGCGGACCGCAAGGCGGCGGAGCTGCTCGCCACCGAGCGCGCCGTGACGCGCACGGACGAGTTCAAGAGCGTATACAAGCCCGTCGAGCCGTGCATGGCGGTGGCGATGAACTACAGGACCGGCGGGGTTGTCGGAAAGCTGGCAATTCAGAAGCAGACGCTGACGCTCGACGCCGGCTGCGTCATAAAGCACACGGCGAGGAGGTATGAGCGATGAGCGATTCGACGGCCGAGATCAAGGGCGCGGCGGCGCGGCTGGCGGCGGCGATGCCGTCGGGCGGCAAGCGGCTGACGATGGAGTTCGGCACGGTCGTGGGCGTCCACAACACGGCGCTCGACGTGATGCTGCGCGGTGCGGTCGTGACGGTCCCGATGGTGCGCTCCTGCACGGGGTGCATCATCACCGACCGCGCCGTGATTCTGTCGCAGGGCCCGCTGGCCGTGTGCGTCGGCACGATGGCGGCGGTGTAGGCCGGCGTTACGGGGGCCCGAACCTGCAATGTGGCGGGGAATGGGCCCCACCACACTGCAGAACGGAAGGGAGGCCGGATGGAGGTACTCAAGCTCTTCGTGCCGTACGGACCGGCTTGGCTTGGAGGCGTGCTTCTGGCGCTTATTGCCGTTTACTTTGGGCGTCAGTTTCTCGCCGAATACAAGCTGCAGAACGAGCGCAAGGCGAATCTCGACCTCAAGCGCGAGGAGCGAAAGCAGACCGAGGTGGACGAGCGGGCGCAGCGCGACCGTGAGCGCTCACAGATGGAAGGCCGCATCGCCGCGCAGATGGAGCGCAGCAACACCTTGATTGAGGGGATGAAGACCCTCATGGAGTCGGTCGTCGCGTCAAATGACGTGTTGCACGCCGATCTGGTCCACAGTCAGGCGCGCAGCCAGGGGATGGCCGAGAAGGTCGACCACATCTACGACCGCGTCGACCTCATGTACAACAAGGAGACAAGCAGATAGGAGCAATCAAATGACTGAGATTCAGGCCGGCCTCACCGTCGCCACGGTGCTCGTGGTGCCGTACATCGTGCAGGCCATCAAGACTAAGGCCATGACGGGCAGCGTCGCCCGCTGGACGGCCATCGCCGTCTCGGCGGGGTGCGGCGCCCTCACGGCCATGGCGGGAGGCGTGCCCACCGACCCCTCGGCGTGGGTGACGTCCATCTTCGCGTGTGTCGGCGGCGTGCAGGTGGCCTATGCCGCCTTCAAATCCGTCGGTATCACGGACAAATGGCTCGACGCGCTGCTCGCGCTCGGCGACATCAAGGAGGACTAA